CTACCCGGCAGCCTTCCGCCGACGCCGCTCACCGAGGTCCGCCACCGGCCGGAACAGGGCCCGCTCCGCCGCCTTCGCCGCACCCCGGCCCAGCGCCGTTGACGGTGTCGCGTACCGGCGCGCCGTCCGGATGTCCGACCAGCCCATCACCTGCTGCACCGTCGCCATGTCCTGCCCGGCGTCCAGCAGCATCGTCGCCGCCGAGTGCCGGGCGATGTGCGTCCCCGCCCGGGGCAGGCCAGCGGCGGCGAGGATCTCGTACCAGTCCTCCAGGTCGACGCGCGGGTCGATCGGCCGGCCCGTCGGCCCGCAGAACACCAGGTCGTTATCCACCCACAGTTCGCCCAGCGACCGGCGGGCCGCCTTCTGCCGCCGCTGGTGCTCGCCCAGCTCCCGCAGCAGGGTCGCCGGCAGCGCAACGACGTCGGTTGCCACCTCGTCGCCCTCCGGCTCCTGCCAGGTTTTCGGCCGGGTGAGGACCAGGCCGCCGCCGGTGCGTTCCGGGCAGCGGGCCGCGTGCCGGGTGCAGCCCGCCGGACACGGCGGCGGGCACGCCCGCTGGTGCAGCCGGCACCGGCCGGCCGACACCCGGGCCGGGCACCGCCACGCCTGCCGGTAGCACGCCTCCGGCCGGGCGCACCCGTGCGTCCAGGTCGGCGGGCACGCCTCCCGCCGGCAGTGCTCGGCGGCGCACGCCGCCGGGTCGTCGCAGCCGTGCCGCCACCGCAGCCGTTGGAGCTGCCAGTCCCGGGCGATCGTGCCCTGGTCGAGGTCGACGCACGCCCAGGTGAGGCCGAGGGCCTCGCCCTGCCGGGGGCCGATGGCCAGCCCGACCATCCACCGCAGCGCCGTCGGCCGGGTCTGGATGGCGGCGATGAGCTTCCGGGCCTGGGCGACGGTCAGCGGCCGGCGTCGCCTGCCCTTGGTGCTGCCCGGGTTGTCGCGCAGCTCGGCGACGTTGCGGTGGACCAGGTCCCGCGCGGCGGCAAGGCCGATGCCCCGGCGGATGATCGCGTGGACCTTCAGCAGGTAGCTCGGGGCGACGTGGGGGCGCATCCGCGCGTACAGCCGGTCCAGGTGGTCGATGGTCAGGTCGTCGACGGGCACGTCGCCGATCGCCGGGTAGATCCACGTGCGGCAGGCGGACAGGTACGCGTCGACGGTGCGGGGTGCGAGAGGCCGCTCCAGGGTGAGGTGGATCTCGGTGAGCCACCGGTCGAACCACTTCCGGACGGTGGGTGTCCGGCCGGCGGCGACGGGGATCTTCTTGTCGGCGCGCTCCTGCATCTGCTGGATGGCGGCCTTGATGACGTCAGGGGTCTTGCCGTAGACGCTCTTGCGGTCGTACGTGCCGTCGGCGCGTCGGGCGAGGGTCACCTTGCCCTCGTAGCGCTTGCGCTTGTCGCTCCAGACGACGGAGACGCCGCGGTGCTGGAACCCCTGACGCCCAGTCTTGCTGGGCACCAGTTCCTCCTAGGTGGCGATGCCGGGCTTGCGGCGGCGGGGGGTGTGGCCGGGTCGCTGGGATGGCCGGTCGGCGAGCTGGCGGATCGTCTCGCGGATGAACTCCCGCTCGAACTCGCTGGTGTTGGGGTCGTTGAGCCTGCGCTGGAGCAGTTGGAAGTCGTCGTCCAGGACGCTGAGCGGCTGGGCTGGGGTCGGCGTGTCGGTGCGGCCGGGCCAGAGGATCTGGAAGGGCTCGGTGGTGGGGACGCCGACGGCGTCGCAGAAGGCGCGCACGTTCTCGGGGTCGGGGAGCTTCTCGCCGGCTGCGTTGATCCACCGGTAGATCGTCTGGTTGCCGATGCCGGCTAGGTCGGCGATCTTCGGGACGGAGAGTCCTCGGGTGGCCTTGGCGTGGTCGACGACCCGCTTGACCCACTGGCCGAAGCGGGCTTTTCGCGCCTCGATGGGCGGTGCCACGGGCTCACGGTACGGCTCGACGAGGGTGAGGAGACCGGGCTCGGTTCGGATTCTCCGTGGACGGAGACCGGGCCGACCCCGAGCCACGTTCTTTCGGAACGTGTGCGAATACGTGTGCATGGGCCAACCATAGGACACCGTCCGTGCAAGGGAGGATCAGCCGAAAGTATGAGTCGCTCCATGCATGGAGAGCTGCTACGGTCTCTCCATGCACGGAGAGAAGTTCGCAGACATTCGCACGGACGGAGAGGTCGAGGGCATCGACCCGGCGGCCCGCTTCGTCAGTGTCCAGCGGGCCCAGGCTCTTCTCGGCGACGTCACCTACCGGCAGATCGGGCTCATGATCCAGCGCCGCGAGCTCCGTAGCTGCAAGCTCGGCCGCCGTCGTCTCGTCGAGCTGGCCTCCATCAACGAAGTGCTCGACGCCGCGATGGCCGCCGCGATGGCCGCCGCGTCGGCGGAGAACGGAAAGGACGCGGCATGACGCACCCCCCAGGCGGAGGCAGCAGCGGCGGCAGCGGCGGGAACAGCACCGGCCCCGGCCGCAGCACCCCCACCGTCGGCTCGACGAACGGCAGCTACCAGTACCGGCAGCCCCAGGACGAGCTGCCCGGCGACCGCAGCCACCGCGAGCGGTTCTGGCGCTCGCTGGGCCGGCGCATCCGGGCCGGCGCGCGGATCAGGTAGCAGCACCCAGTCTCCGGCCGTCTGGTCGGAGCCCGCGCCGGCTGCGTCGACGTCGCCGGCGCGGGCCACCCTCCCGCAGGAGGTCTCCATGCTCCACAGCCCGCAGGTCCCCGCCCCGATCCAGCCCGGTTCGCCCGGTGCCCCGGGTTCGCCCGGCACCCCGCCGGCTCCGGGTCCGCGTCCGGCCTGACCGGGATTCCGGGTGGTCGGCCGTGACTACGGCTCCGGCCGGCCACCCGGACAGCAAGACGCGGGCCGTCCCTGCCTGGACGACCCGCGCGTACCGACCCCACTCACCGCTTCAGACAGGAGCAAGGTCGATGACCGATCGTATCCCCAACCCCCAGCCCCTCACCTACGGCACCGTCCAGCCCGGCACCCTCGTCGAGGACGGCGACGACAACGTCTTCCGCGTGGAGCACGTCGCGAGCTGGCGCAACGCGGTCGGCGCGCAGTACGTCTCGCTGACGGTCGTGCCGCTCGGCCCGGGTGCACCGGGCATGTGGACCGAGCTCGCGACCATCGGGCTGCTGCTGGCGTCCGAGGGGATGGTGGCGGATGCCCGTGCCCGGCAGCAGCGGTCCGTGATCGTGTCCGGCCTCGGCCTGGTCGCGGACCGGGTGCGGTCGCACGTGCTGCCGCTGCCGACGTACGGCACGCACGTGTCCCTGACGGTCGGGTCGCCGGCCGAGCTGGGCGTGTGGGCCGACGCGTTCGGTGTCGAGGTGCGGGAGGTCGTGGCGTCGGGTCGGGTGCACTGGTCGGTGACGGTGGACCTGGGTGATGACGACGCGATGTCGCTGAGCCTGAACGTGTCGTGCCTGTCGACGCCGGTGGAGCCGGAGCCGGTCCCGCTGCCAGAGCACCGGCACGTCGCCGCGTCCGGCGGTCAGGGCGAGGGCACCGCCGAGTGCGCCTGCGGGCAGGTGTTCTTCGGGGAGTCGGGCGGTGAGGCGGTCGCGGCCCTGGACCAGCACATCGCCAACCCGGAGGTGCGGTTTCCCGCCGGCACCCCGGAGCGCGCCGCGTACGCCGCCGAGCTGACCGAGGAGTTGGGGAAGTTCGCGCGGGGTGAGGCCCCGTACGAGTACCCGGTGACCAGCCCGGCCCCGGCCGACGACACCACCGGTGGTGACAGGTGAGCGCCGTCGACGAGCGGGCCGCCCGGATCGCCGGCCTGCGTGCCCTCGCCGACGCCCTGGAGGCCAACCCGGACCTGCCTTTGCCGGGCCGTCGGGTCGCGCACTGCGTGCGCGTCGACGACGACGCGGCCGGGCAGGCGGAGGTGATGCGCGCCGCCGAGCTGCTCGGCGTGGAAGCCATCATCGACGGTGGTAGCGCCCACGCCAGCCGGACGTTCGGCGGCGTCACGTACGAGGTGTTCCACGTTGGTTTGCAGCGTAGGGCCGACCACGACGCGCTGATGTCGTACCGGGGCGCTGTCGCCGCGCCGGCCGGGGCGTGATCGCCATGGACCCCATCACCGACGCCTACCGCCAGTGGGTCACCGGCCACGAAACCGCGATGCGTCGGGCCGCCGCCCAGGCGATCGCCGCATCGAACCTGTACCGCGAGCTGGACGCCGAGCTGTCCGTCAAGTTCGCCGACGAGGGCCGGTCTGACACCGCGATCGCGGAGGCGAAGGCCGCGAACCTGGCCCTGTCCTCGGCGTACGGCGCGTTCAGCTTCCACTCCGCGAAGGCGCAGCTGCACTCGGCGGTGCTCCAGGGCGCGCAGGCCGCCCGCCAGCTCGACGGAGTCGCCCAGCTCATCGCCGAGCGCGACCACTACAGGCACCTCGCCCTGCACGACCCCCTCACCGGCGTCTACAACCGCGCCGGCCTGGCCGAGCACTGGCAGACCGTCGCCGCCGGTGAGCGTCTCGGCCTGGTCGACCTCGACCGTTTCAAGCAGGTCAACGACGAGCACGGGCACACGGCCGGTGACACGGTGCTCGTGTCGGTGGCCTGCCAGCTCGCCCGGTGGGGCACGGTGGCCCGGCTGGGTGGCGACGAGTTCGTGGTCGTCGTCCGGCCGGAGACGGGGGCGCTCGCGGCACTGGCACCGCTGTGGACGGTGACGCTGCCCGGCGGCCAGCGGATCAGGGTCGCCGGGTCGATCGGGTGGGCGGACGTCATCCCGGGCGACCTGGGGGCGACGCTGCACCGGGCCGACGCGGCGATGTACCGGCTGAAGCGGCGGCCGGTGCCGGCCCGCCAGGGTCGGCGGCGGGTGCGTGACGCGGTGTCGGTACCGGTGCAGCCGTCGGCGGGTGCCCGATGAGCAGGGGACGCGCCCGCTCCCGGGCCCGCCGCGACGCCCGCTACCGCCGGGCCATCATCCGGCAGCACCTGCTCAACACCGTCTTCCCCGGCCGGTACGCGCCGGTCGAGGACTTCCTCCGCAAGGGCGACACGGTCGACATGTTCGTCGACGCCCAGGTCGACCACTCGGCGTGTGACTTCGGGTGGAAGCCGGTGCAGTGCGACCGGTGCGGCGCGAAGTACGTGTGCACGCCGTCGAGCGACTTCTACTGCGCCGCCGAGGGTGACCACTGCTGCGAGCCGTGCTTGCTGCGGGGGATGCGGGCGACGTCGGTGGTCGTGGTGGGGACGCTGACGATCGGGGGCGACCGGTGAGCCGCCGGGCGCGTCTGCGCTGGCTCATCGCCACCTGGTGGGAGCGGCTGGTCCCGGGTCAGTGCTGGACCGGCGTCGCCGGCTGGGCGCTGCGCGACTACCGGACCCCGTGGTCCCCGATCGGTGAGGGCTGCCGGGACGACCTGGCCAGGGTGGGCACCTGCTACTGCGGGAAGCTCCGCGCCGTCGAGGACACCCGGCAGGCCCGGGTGGACCGGGCGGTGACCGTGGCGATCCGGGCCGCCGTGGCCGTGTCGGTGCTGCTGCTCGCCGCCCTGGTCTGGGCGGTGACCCGATGAGCACCACGGCCTGGGTGATCGTCGGCTGCACGCTCGCCGTGTGCGCGGTGATCCTGCTGCACGCCGTCATCGTCGCCCCCACCATCGACGACCCGGGCCCGCCGTTCGTGGGCACGCCGGAGCCGCTGACGTTCGACGAGCACGCGGCGACGGCCGCCGCCCTGCTCCAGCCCGATGCGCCGATCCTCTCGCCCGACCAGGAGGCCGTGTTGCTGCACGGGGACCAGGTCGCGGACGAGGCCGCGCAGTACCTCCGCAACCTCACCCCTGGAGAGTCCTGATGGATATCACCTTCCAGGTCGACAACGTCGACCTGACCAGCGAGATCGGCCACCGCTACAACGACGACGGCGACCGGGTGCCGCGCACCCTCGGCGAGGCCGTCGCCACGCAGATCACCCGCAACCTGATGACCGCCGACGACTGGGCCAGTGCCCGGAAGCTGGTGCCGATCATCCGCGAGTCGGAGATCCGCGCCGCCGTCCAGGCCGAGATCGCCACCGCGATGACCGCCCCGATCCAGCGCACGAACACCTTCGGCGCGCCGATGGGTGAGCCGACGACCCTCACCGAGCTGGTGATCGCGGAGGCCAAGTCGTACCTGACCCGGAAGGTCGACGACTCGTACCGCAGCAACGGCCAGACGGTGGTGCAGAAGTTCATCGCCGAGGCCGTCGACAAGGCGATCAAGAAGGAACTGGCGGAGGCCATCGCCGACGAGAAGGCGAAGGTCGTGGCGGCTGTGCGGGCGAAGGCCGCCGACCTGATCGCGTCCGCCGTGCGGGAAGGCGTGGGCCGATGAGCATCGTCGTGGACCTGGCCGTGTCCGGCGGCGTCCTGTCCCTGTTCGGTGGCGGTGCCGCCCTGATCCACCTCGTCCGTCCCCGGCGGGCCGTCGCCGACGACGGGTACAGCGTGTCCGACTACCGGCCGACGCCGGGTGGCTTGCCCCGGCCGGTCGACCCGGCTCCGGCCGCCCCCGGGTCGCGCCTGGCGTGGCCCACCAACGCGACCGGCCGGGACGTGGTGTGGACGGTGGACCGGCGGCCGATGCCCCCGCGCCGGGGCGCTCTCCGGCCGGCCGCCGCGCACACCGAGCCCGTCACCCTCGCCGCCCGGCAGGTGCCGTGGACGCCCCCGTACGCGGACCTGATCCACGCGCAGGTGGTGCGGCGGCACGGTGACAGCCCGGCGGACATCGCGGCGCGGATGCTGCGGGAGATCGCGGCCGAGCAGCGCGCGACGGCGGGTGCCCGGTGACCGCCCCGTTCAACCTCGACGCCAACCTCGACGCCATCGAGGCCGACCTGGCGCGGTACGACAGGGCGATCGGGCCCGGCGGTGAGAAGGCATGGTCCGCTGGCCAGCTGGTGCAGTACCTCCGGCCGCTGATCGCCGAGGTCCGCCGGCTGCGTGCCGCCCAGCCGACCGCGCCGGCCGCCGAGCCGACCGACCGGCAGCTGCTCGCCGCCGTCCACCGCTGGGCCCGCACCCACGGCTGGACCGTCACCTGGGTTGGCTGGGCCAACGCCGGCTCGGCCAGCAACGCAACCATCGCCGTCGCGTGGGACGACACCGAGGTCACCGTCTACCGCCGGCCGCTGACCGAGGTCGGTCGGCAGTGGTACGTCGGCGTTGATGGCCACCACAGCCGGCACCCGGTCGCGTCGGTGCGGCAGGCCGTCGACGTGCTCGTCGCCCTGGACGTGCTCCCCGCCGAGCTGTCCTCGGCATACCGGGCGGCGGTGGCCGGCCGATGACCGCGCCCCTGACCGACACGGCCACCAGCACCAGCACCAGCACCGACGACGACGCCGTCCACGTCTTCTGCTGCGACGACAACGTGGCCATCTGCGGCGAGGTCGTACTCGACGTCAACTGGCTCGACGACGACACGCCGACCACCTGCCCGATGTGCCTGCTCGTCGAGGACATGCCGTGCGGCAACCCGGACTGCCCGGACCGCGAGACCGAGGCCGACTGGGTGGACGTCGGATGACCGTCCAGCCCGACCAGGTGCCCGCCGTCACCACGACGGCGGGCACCACCCCGCCCGCCAAGCCGTTTACCGTCACGCAGCCCGGCGTCTACCTCGGGGTGTCCGACGACGACTACCACCGCGACCCCGTCCCCGGCGGATCGCTGTCGTCCACCGGAGCCCGGGACCTGCTCCCACCATCCTGCCCGGCCCTGTTCCGCCACAAGCGCGACAACCCGCAGCCCGTCAAGAAGGTGTTCGAGCTGGGGCACGCCGCCCACACGATGATGCTCGGTGCCGGCCCCGGCCCCGTGATGATCGCGGGCGACAGCAAGTCCGGACCGGACGTCTGGAACACCAACGCCGTCAAGGAAAAGGTCCAGCGGGCCCGCGCGGAGGGCAAGGTGCCGCTGCGCCCCTCCGACTACGAGCGGGTCCAGGCGATGGCCGCGAAGCTCCGCGAACACCCCGTCGCCGCACAGCTGCTCAAACCCGGCGCGGGCGACCCGGAGGCGTCGCTGTTCTGGGTCGACCCGGAAACCCGGGTGAAGTGCCGTGCCCGCATCGACTGGCTGACCCGCTCCACCGGCGGGCCGCGGCTGATCGTGCCGGACTACAAGACGTGCCGGTCGGCGGCCCCCGACGACCTCGTCAAGGCGATCGCCGAGCACGGCTGGCACCGGCAGGCCGACTGGTACCAGAGCGGCATTCGGGCGTTGGGTCTGCACGCGGACCCGGTGGTCGTGTTCATCGCGCAGGAGAAAGAGCCGCCGTACCTGGTGACGGTGGCGCAGCCGGACCCGACGGCGCTGCGGATCGCCGCGCACCTGAACCGGGAGGCCCGGCACCTCTACCGGTCGTGCACCGAGTCGGGCCGGTGGCCGGGCTACAGCGACGACGTCGCCCTGATCTCGCTCCCCGGATGGGTGGAGCGCCAATACGAGATGGAGCTATCGCAGTGAACGACCTGGAGAGGGCGTGCACCGTGCCGTGCCCCGGCTGCAAGCGGCCGGCCGACGCGAGGTGCATCGACCTGGAGAGCGGACGTGAGGTCCCCGGCGTGCACCAGGTCCGGATCTACCGGGCGTACGTGGTCGCGGAGGCCGACGCACACAACCGCGCCATCGAGATGCGCGACCGGGTGCGTGACCTCGTGATCGCCGGAGTCCGCAACCAGGAAATCCACCGCCGTTCGGCGCTGCCGCTACTCGACGCGGTCGGCATCGGCACCGACGAGTCCTGGGCGCTGGTCGCCCAGGCAGAGGAGCAGTCTTGACCACCAACGCCGTCCAACGCATCACCCCGGCCGCGGCGATCCCCGCACCGGCCACCCAGACGACCGCCGTCGAGCAGGCCCGCGCCGTCGCCGAAGTCGCCGCCGCCGTCCAGGTCGCCCAGCAGAACCCCCGCGACATGAACCGAGCCTGGGCCGAGATGCGGTCGGCGTGCGACCGCACCGGCCTCGCCGGCCGCGCCTTCTACTCCGTCCGCAACCGCGGCACCGGGCCGTCCGTGCACCTCGCTCGGGAGCTGGCCCGGATCTGGGGAAACATGGACTACGGGGTGCACGAGCTGCACCGCGACGACGACCGCGGCATGTCCGAGATCCGCGCGTACGCGTGGGACCAGCAGACCAACGTCCGGTCGTCGCGGACCTTCCAGGTGCCGCACGCCAAGATGGCCGGCGGTGCCCGCAAGCCGCTGACCGACCTCCAGGACGTCTACCTCAACAACCAGAACATCGGGGCGCGGGCGGTCCGGGAGTCGATCCTGGCGGCGCTGCCGGCCGACTTCGTCGAGGAGGCGAAGGACCGGTGCCGGCAGACGATCGAGCGTGGCGACGGCAAGCCGCTGGTCGACCGGATCACGGACATGGTGGCGGCGTTCGCGGGCATCGGCGTGCGGGTGCCGCAGATCGAGGACCGGCTGGAGCGCAAGCGCGGTCAGTGGACGGCGGCCGACGTCGCCGACTTGAGCGTGGTGTTCCAGTCGATCCGGCGCGGTGAGCTGGCGGTCGATGAGGAGTTCCCGCCTCGGGTGACGGCGGAGGAGATCGCCGCGCAGGCGTCGGCTCGGCCGGGGCCTGCTCCGGAGCAGTTCTCGGCGGGGCCGGTCGACGACGCGGCCGGGTGGGGCGACGCCGAGGTGGCGCAGCCCGGATCGGCCGGCCAGTGACCGCCGCCGAGCACTTCGCCTGGGCCAAGGGCCGGGCGCTGGAATACGTCGACCTCGACGACCCCGTCAACGCGATGGCGTCGCTCGTGTCCGACCCGCGCAAGCACGAGGGCACCCGCGCGATCCTCCACGACGACCTGCTGGGGCTGTTCGCCGGTGAGGTCAGGTTGGGCGGCGTCGAGGGTGCCCGGCGGTTCATTGAGGGCCTGGCCGGTCCGGCGGTGACCAGGTGACCGACGTGGACGACTGGTTCGACGACGAGCCGCACTGGGGCGCCTACGAGGAGCCGGCCTGGGGTGCCCAGGAAGAGCCGCACTGCCCCCCGTGTGGCGACAGCGGCTACATCGGCCGCCGGCACTGCGCCGCGTGCAACCCCACTCGGGTCCAGCACGTCTGGTGGCTGCTGACCTGGCGGGTGCACCGGGCGGCCCGGTGGGTGGGTGACCGGCTGCGTGGCCGGCAGTACGACAGCGAGGCACCGTTCTGATGGGCGACGACCTGCGCATGGTCGCCCTGGACCTGTCCCTCGCCGCCACCGGCCTGGCCGCGACTCACGATCACCACGGCCGGCCCGGTCTGCTCGCCCGGACCGTGCACACCGCCCGGACCGCGCACGGCGCGACCGATATGGATCACGCCCGGGTCGACGCGGTGCTCCGTGACGTCGCCGCCGCGGTGAAGTGCGTGCCGCACCTGGTGCTGATCGAGTGGCTGCCGCTCTTCGATGGGAAGGGCGCGACCACGCTCCGGCTCGCCGAGCTGCACGGGGTGGTGAAGCACTGGCTGCACGTCAAGGGCATCACCTACCGGGACGTGCACCCGCCCGAGGTGAAGACGTGGGCGACGGGGAAGGGCAACGCGAACAAGGGCCAGGTGCTGGAGGCGGTCACCGCGACGTACGGGCGGCTGGTGCACGTTGACGGGCACGACCAGGCGGACGCGGTGTCGCTGCTGTCGATGGGGATGGCGGCGTACGGGCAGCCGTTGGCGGGGGTGTCCCGGCCGCAGCAGCGGCGGGCGCTGGAGAACGTGGCGTGGCCGACTTTGGCCACGGAGGCGGGTCCGGTGGTGGCCACGGTGCCTGGTGGTGCCCGGTGACCGGGGAGCTGCCGGCGGACCTGGGGCCGTGCCGGTGGTGCGGCGATCCGCAGTGGAGGCACAAGCGGGGCAAGGCCGGGTGTCAGGAGCCGGAGTGCGGGTGCGACAAGTACCTGCCGCCGAAGTCGCCGCCGACCAAGCCGGAGCCGACGTGCGCGTACCCGAACGGTGAGGACGGGGGCGAGCACGACCACGCGATGTGCGAGGACGTGGTGGCCGAGCGGGCCGAGCTGGCCGGCGTGGTCGAGTCCGACCCGGCCAGTCCGGTCCCTGGCGTGGCCGACGTGCGGCCGGACGGCCCGGACCTGGGCGTGCAGGTGGCCGGGTTCGAGCCGGCCCGCCCGGACGACGTCGACCTGGAGCCGCTTCCGGAGCGTGGCGTCGACCCGGCCGCCGACCTCCGCGAGGCGGACGCGGCGCTGCGCATCACCGAGGCGGAGGTCGACCGGCTACACGGCGAGCTGCGCCGGCTGGAGGTCGAGCTAGGGCGGGCGCGCGGCGAGGCAGACCGGATGGCCCAGTCGGTGATCGGCGCGTGCCAGGAACGCGACCTGGCCCGCCGGGAACACGACGGCGCGATCGTGCAGCGCGACCAGGCGTACGAGCGGGTCGAAGAGCTGGACGTCGAGCTGGGCCGCATCCGGGGCGCGCTCGGCGTGGACGTCGACGTCGACCTGGCCGACGCGGCGCGGGACCGGGTGGCGGCGGTGATGCGGCTGTCCGCGCAGTTGGCCTGCCGGACCGACGAGGTGGAGCAGCTGCGCGGCGCGCTGACCCGGGCGAAGGGTGGCTGGGACGTCGGCACGTTGTGGCGGTACGACGCCCGGCAGTGCGAGACGTGCGGGTTCCGGACGACGGTGCCGGGACTCCGGCACGAGCATCCGCTGGTGCCGGTGACGGTGCTGGTGGTGCGCCGCGAGGTGGTGCCCGGTGCGTAGGTGGCTGGCGCGGCTGGTGTCGGCGGAGGTGCGTCGGCTGACGGCCGAGCGGGACCGGGCCCGGACGACCCGGGCGGAGGCGATCCGGGTGGCGCTGCTGTGGCACGCCGCCGCCCGGCGACGGCAGGACCCGGCGATGGACCGGGCCGCCGAGCACAACATCAAGGAGAGCACGTGGCAGTGAAGATGGCCGCCCAGCTGACCCGCGCCCAGCGCGAGTTCAACGGCCTGGACCGTATCGAGCGGGAGCTGCTCGACCAGCGTCGCGGGACCCGGTACGCGGTGGTGGCGTACCACGTCAAGCGGGTGTCGGACGAGATCGACGAGGGCGTGGAGATCCCGACGGTGCAGATCACGCACATCGAGCCGGTGGAGGGGTCGGACGCGGATCGGGTGCGGGAGCTGCTCGCGGACCGGTACAAGGACCGGACGGGGAAGTCGCTCGACGGGGACCCGACGTTGTTCGACGTCGTGCCCGGCGGCGGTGACGAGGGCCAGGACGAAGAGCAGGACGGCGAGCAGGACGGGGTGCCGGAGCCGTCGGGCGACGAGCTGATGGCCCGGCGGGACGAGCGGAATGCGGCCGGCCTGCCGGCGTTCTCCGGCTCGGGGGATCCGCTGTGACCGGCCCGGAGCACTACCGCGAGGCCGAGCGGCTGCTGGAGCAGGGCACCCTGCCCGAGCACGAGCGGGACTACACCGCCCCGAGCGCCGAGGTCATCGCCGCCGCGCATGTCCACGCGACGTTGGCGCTGGCCGCCGCGACCGCGATGAACGACCCGTCGCCGCTGGCGGAGGGCCAGCCGTCCTGGGCGGCGGCGGAGTGGGCGGCGGTGGCCTTCCCGGTCCCGCCGGAGGGCGGTGAGCCGGCGTGACGACTCCCGAGCCCAACCCGTACGACCAGCTGACCTGCCCCCTGCCCGGGTGTGACGACCCGCTGCACATCCGCTGGGTCATGGCGTACGGCCTCATCCACGACGACCTCACCGACCCGGCGACGCCGGGGCCCGGTGACGCGCAGGTCGGGCACTGGCACGTCGGGTGCGAGCAGGGGCACCGGGTGCTGGTGCCCGCGCCGATCGTGTGCCCGTGTGGGCGCGACGAGTGCACGGAGGAGTGCGAAGACGCGGACGTGGACGCATCGGAGGAGCTGCGCACGTTCCGGGCGGCCGACGTGGCGCGGCTGCGGGAGCTGCTGCGCATCGCGCCGCCGGCCGGGGGTGGTCCGTCGTGACCGCCCCGATGATGCTCAGCGACCTCCGCGCCCGCGTCGACCTCGGCGTGGCCTGGCTGGACCAGCACCACCCCGGGTGGTGGCGCACCGACCGGCCCCGCGACGGCGACGGCGGACCGATCGACGTCGACAACCTGTCGATGTCGAACACCTGCTACTGCGTCCTCGGCCAGCTGCTCGGCTCGTTCTACCGGGCCACGATCACCCTCGACGAGGCCGTGGCGTACGGGTTCGACGCGGCGACCCCGGCGATGCCCGAAGAGGGCGAGTGGATGGCCGCGATGCGCGACGAGTTCGAGGCGCTCACCGAGCTGTGGTCGCAGGTGATCGAGCGCCGCAGGGCCGGGGTCAGCGAGCCATGACCGGCGAGCCGGAGCCGGCCGAGCTGTACCGGGTGCTCGTCGACGAGCGGTTCGGGCCGCCCGTCGACGAGCGCCACCCCCGTGACCGCGCCGCCGAGCCCACCTGGGCCGGCGGCGCGGCCCGCCACCCCACCACCGCACAGGAGGCCCGGTGAGGACCCTGGCCAGCCAGACCCGACACCCCCACGCCATCCACCAGGCCCGCCGGGCCGAAGCCCGCGACGGGTGGCCGCTGCCGTCCCGCCTCGGGATCTACGCCGCCACGGACACCCCGCACGAGTTCGTGCGGCTGGACTCGACCCAGTGCCTGGAGTGCTGGGGTTGGTTCGACGACCCGAGGCACCTGGTTGCCCCGGCCGCCCCGGCGGTGACCGGATGAACGACGACATCCTGATCGCCTGCGTCGACCTCGCCGGCCGCGCCGGAGCCACCGACATCGAAATCGGCCACACCGGCGACGACGACACCCCCGCCCACCAGGTCCGCTGGTACGCGGTCGCCACCTACCGGGGTGCCCGCCTCATCGCCGACGACCACCAGTCGCCCACCGCCGCCGCCATGGCCCTGTTACGGGTGGAGGGGCCGCGCGGTGACGTGGCGGCGATGGAACGGGCCCTGGGGAACCGGGCGGCCCGGCGCGCGGCGAAGCGGGGCCGGCGGTGACCGGCCACGGCCCGTCCGGGCGGGCCGGCCACGTGTCGATGACCTGCCTAACCGGGCTGCCCGGGTGCGACGACGCCGGCTGCGTCTGCGCCTGCCACGGCCCCCGGCCGGCGGCCGACGCGTGGGTGCGCCGGCACCTCCACCGGTACGCGTGGCCGCACATCATCCGCCGCCTACGAACCAAGCCCCTGCGGGCGCGTCTGCTCGCTGACCTGCTCCGAAAGGCCAACCGCCGATGATCCCCATCCGCGTCCCCGCCAACGCCACCGTCCACACCCAAGGCATCCGCACCCTGCGGCCTGAACACCACCTCCACGGCCAGGACTGCCCCGTCTGCGATGGCCAGCTCGGCGGCGAACCCGTCGTCCTGGTCTACGTCGGCGCGCACGTCGACGACCGGGCGACGTCTGGGTGGATGACCGGTGCTGCCGTCGTCGTCCACGCCGCGTGCGCCGGGGTGGACGGCCAGCCGGACGCCCACGCCGACGGCGCGTACACCGCCGCCGACATCCGGACCGCCGAGATGGCTCTCGCTGCCCTCTGGGCCACCCCGGGCACCACGCCGGAGTGCATGGGCCGCGCCGTGCTGGCCGCGCTGGCCGCCGCTGGCCGGCTCATCCCCACCCACCCGGCACCCACCGACGTCGACTCGGCCCGCGTCCTGGCCGCGCTCGCCGCGCTGGGTTGGGAGGACGACCGCCGCAACCCCGAGCACCCCGGCGCGCTCTACAGCACCGCCGAGGAAGCGATCCGCGCGGCCGACCGGCTCACCCCGGGCGGCGGGTGCCCGTGCACCTGCCACCGCCCCGACGACTGCCCCTGCCCACCCGGCGCACCCGCCCACCGCCACGGAGCCGGCCGCTACTGCATTGCCGACCAGACCGGCCACGACCCGGCCGACCCGCGCGAGGCCGCCGACCGCCTCTACATCGCCGCCACCGCCCTGGAGGCCAACCTCCGGCCGCCAGGCGTCGACCCGGCCGACCTCCCGGCGGACCACGTAGAGCTGATCCAGGCCCTCGCCGCGTACCCCGCCCCCAGCGTCGGCCGGCACGTCCTGGTCGTCGCCGACGACGGCACGTGGACGGTCGAGCACCCGGCCGGCTGCACCGTCCACACCCCCACCGGGCCGGCCGTGATCTGCATCGTCGGCGACCTGGCCGCCGAGCAGCTGCCCACCGGCCTGCCCGGCGGCCGGTACGAGGTCGCGGCGAACGACTTGGCCGACAGGTTGCTCATCGGCGACCGGCTCGATTCAGCGGAGGGCTGACCGGTGCCACATATCAGCGCCATCAACGGCGGGAAGCGCCACGCACCCACCCGTGCCGTCACCGGCGGAACCCTCGCCATCAACCCGACCTCCCGGCCCTGCCCGAAGTGCGAAGCGGAGACCGGCAAGCCGTGCCGCCGCTGGGTCGGCGGCCGGGTCAGGGGCAAGGACGTCGGGGGCGGCTACTGGCGGCCCCTGAAGAACTTGCACGCCGAGCGGCGACGCCACCGAAACGGGGAGAGCTGACGTGGACGACGACCAGCTGCGCAAGCTCGCCCACACCAGGCCCGGCTACGCCACCTACCCCGACAGCGCCCCCGGCTCGCCCTCGTGGTGGCGGCGCCCGGTCCCCGGCACCACGCCCGGCCGGCCGGCCACCCGCCGCGACGTCGCCACCTGGCGGCCCGCCCGCCCCGGAGACACCCCCGAGCACGGACCCGTGCAGCCCGTCGACGCCCCGGCCGACGAGCTGGCGGAGGTGGCCGCCGCCATCACCGAGGCCGCCGCCACCGGCAAGGCGGTATGGCTGCCCGGCGGCCGGGGCTACGTCGAGCCGGCCCGACGCCGCTGGTGGCACCGGATCACCCGGCGAAGGGCAGCACGATGACCGCCCAGCAGCTCGACCTCTTCGCCCTCGACACCCCACCGGCCTCTCCGGTCCGCCCTCGCACCTGGGCCGACGTCCGCGTCGGCGAGCAGACCACCTACAACGTGCCCGGCTCGCCCTGGCGCGGCGTGTGGACCGTCCGCCGCATCGAACGCCACCCGAACGTCCCGTACGAGCTGATCGCCGCCCTGGTCGAAGCCGACGGCCGCGTCTGGGTGAAGTGCCCGCACCGCGACGCCCCTGCCGACGTGGGCGTGAACCGGTGACCGCCCCGGTGTGCGCCACCCCCGACTGCGGCCGGCCCGCCGTCGCCGCCGTCACCACCACCCAGGCCCGGATCAGCGTCCGCACCGACCGGCTCGACGACCCGGCCACCGCCGCCGCCTGGGCCGAATACCTCCGCTGCTGGTGGTGCGCCACGGCCGCCGTCGACCAGCACATCGCCATCGGCCAGGGGGTGAACCGGTGACCGCCACCCCGCACTCGGCGCGCGTGTTCATCGCCGTCGACCCCGTCCAGGACTACGAGGAGACGCTGCGAATCCTCGGCGTCTACGGCTCCCTGGCCGCCGCCCAGGTCGCCGTCAGGCAGCACCGCCGGAGCCCCACCGGCCCGTACGCCGGCTGGCCCGGCCGCGAAACCGAGATTCAGGAGTGGGTGGGCGACGAGCACCGGCGCACCTGGACCTACCGGCCGCGCAACGGGTGGACCGGGCCCTGGGCGGTGAGGCGGCCGTGACCCACCAGGCCCCGCTCATCCACCACCCCGGCCGAGGCGGCATCTGGAGGCGCTTCCTCCTCGACGGCACCCGCGCCGTCAACGCCGCCCCCTGGCTCGACGCCCTCGCCCAACACGCACCCGTCGGCACCTGCCGACGCGACGGCGGCTACCTGTTCCCCGCCGGCCAGCCCTACACCACCACCAGCCAGCCCAACGCCAACAGCACGGGCAGCGGACGCCAGTGGTACCCCGCCGCCTGCTCCACCTGCCACGAACAGACCGCCGCACCAGGCCCGGCACCCGCACGCAAGCGGCGCCGATGACCCACCCGCACGAAGGAGAGCACAGCACCGTGACCCCGATCGCCAACGGCCCCGCCCGCAACACCCCACGCGGCCGTACCCGCATCCGCACCCGGGCGGGCATCGCCGACACCGTCCCGGCCGGCCCCGGCGACTGCCGCTGCCACGGCGGCCGGCCCATCACCATCGGCCGGTTCGTCGACGAGCGCCTGGTCGACGTCGAGCTGCGGCACCTCCGGTCGACCGGTTGCGGCCTCCCGTCCGAGCACATCGAGCCCCGGGTCTACCAGGCCGACATCCGCCGCTGACCCACCCGGCCCGGACCGCCACCACGGCGGTCCGGGCCAGCACATCCGAACCAAGCGGAAGGCCCGCCTTGAAGACCTACAGCGACCGCGGCACCTCAGTCCACACCTGGACCGAACTACTCTCCCGCGTCCGCTTCGGCACCCAGAAGGCCCTCGGCAAGAACGTCTCCGGCGCCCGCATCCACGCCGTCGCCGAACGCCTCGCCCGGTACGCCACCCACAAGACCGGCCGCGACATCCGCCCCGGCCTCGCCCGCATCGCCGTCGACCTGGAGATGGACTACCGCACCGTCAAGGCCGCCGTCGCCGTGCTGGTCCGCTACGGGCTGCTGCACCTCGTCGCCGAAGGGGAACGCCGCGGTGACGCCGACGAGTGGCAGCTGACCATCCCCGAGGATCTCCTCGACCGCGAAGGCATCGACGTGTGGTCGCCCGCCCGGCACCGCCTGGAGATCGACCGGTGCCGTGAGAAGGTCCGCGGGAAGTACGCGCCCCGCCCGGATCTGCGGGGGCCGGACGGGCCGCAGAACGGCACTTCTGCGGGGGCCACAGAGGCCGCAACCGAGCCGTCTGCGGGGGCCGGAGAGGCCGCAGACGAGCCGAATCCGGCCGAATCTGCGGGGGCCGCAAGGGCCGCAGAACCGTCGTCTGCGGGGGCCACAAGGGCGAATCTGCGGCCCTTCCGGCCCCTGCCACCTATCAGTGACCACGTAGGTAACTACGACCTGGCAAACCGTGGAGATGTCCGTACGGCCCTGACAGGTCCGCGCGCGGACGGCGTCGACGACGATTCGGATTCGGATGTGGGTGGTGGGTCGAGCACCGCACCGGACGCCCCGGCCGCCGAGCCCGCCATCGAGGAGACGACCGCACCACCCCCGGCGCCCACCCGGCCCGCCGGCCGCCGACCCGGCTGCGCGAAGCACCCCGCCCTCGCCGCCGGCACCCGCCACGACGGCCAACCGAAGTGCCCGCTCTGCCGTCGAGGCGCACCCGCCAGCACACCACCCACCGATGACGAGCACCAGGCCGACGGCGAGCACCAGGCCGTCGTCATCGAGCTCTACCCCCGCACCGCCTGAACCGGAGACGCCGTGACCCACCCGCACCAGCTCCACGCCACCCGCGCCGCCGGATCCCTCAACACCGCACGCACCCACCTCGACAACGCCGTCACCGCCGAAGCCAACGCACGCCGCGCAGAAGCCCGCACCATCGCCGCCGCCGGCGCCATCCAAGCCTGGCGGCCCATGCCCGGCCCATCCGGCCAAGGCGGCCACGGCGACCTCGTCGGCCGCACCGCCGTCAGCACCCTCGAACCCGAGTTCCGCGACGGCCGCCTCGCCCGCCTCACCACATCCACCACGGCCACCCTCACCTGGCTCGCCGACAACCTCGACGGCCGCAGCACCGAGGCGTCCTTCGGCATGGACCCGCTCGCCCGCATCCAGGCGCTGACCACCCGCCTACGGCCGTCAACCGCCCGGCACCTGACCCTCTGGCTCGACGAAGCCGACACCCGCATCCGCGACACCCTCCACCTCGACCCCGCCGGCCAGGCCCTCACCGGCATCCGCTGCCCCCGCTGCGCCCGCCGCAAGCTCACCGCCCACACCACCGGACCCCGCACCACGTGGACAGTCACGTGCACGACCACCTGCCTGTGCACCGGACCCAACTGCCCCTGCACCATGCCCACCCGCGTCGCCGACATCCCCCACATCTGGGGCCCCGACCACCCACTCACCGCCACCGCCTGAGGAACAATCGAACCGTGCACGACGACCTGATCCCCCACGACGGCGACCACTGGGGCACCGCCACCCAGATCGCCCGCCGACTCGGACCCGACGTCACCCCCGCCATGCTCCGCAACTGGGCCACCCGCGACGGCCTACCCAAAGCCCGCATGACCGACCCACACGGCCGCCCCCAAGTCCGATACCCCCTGGCCAAGGCCACCGACATCGAGGCCACGAAGTACCTCTCCGGACGCGGACGCAAGCGCCGACTTGACGCCAACACCCCCGTCGCCGCATGATTTGATCACTCCGAACTGGTAGACGAACCCTGCCCGAAACACGAACGGCCCGGACGAGCACCACGCTCCCGGGCCGTTGTCGTACCCGGAACCCTCAGCACGGCGGGCACGCCGATGCAGCGTCCGGACGGCGCGGGATCACGCACCCCGCGCCCGCCGTGCTGAGTCCGGAGGCACCCATGCCCAGAGCCCTCAAGGCGTGCTCCACCACCGGATGCCCCGAGCTCGTCCCCACCGGCCGATGCCCCGGCTGCCGGGCCAAGGCCGAAGCCCGGCGCGGCACCGCACGACAGCGCGGCTACGACCGCAAGCACGAGACCCAGTTCCGGACCCGAGTCCTACGACGCAACCCGCTGTGCGTCTGCACCGACGACACCCACGACCACGGCCGCCAGTGCCTACGGCCCAGCACCGTCGCCGACCACTGGCCCCTCAGCCGACGCGAACTGGTCGACGCAGGCCTCGACGCCAACGACCCCACCCGAGGGCGCGGGCTGTGCAAGGGCTGCCACGACCGGCACACCTCAGTAGCCCAGCCAGGCGGCTGGAACGCCAGGTGACGTCACACCCTGATGCGACCATGAACGAAAGGGCCCGGCGGGTGCGTCAACACCCCCGGGCTGTGGCCGATCCTCTCGCGAAGGACCGACATGAAGCAGGGTACCTGCGCGCACTGCCGTGCGCCCTTCAGCCTCACCCGATCTGACCAGCGGTTCTGCTCGACCCGATGCAGCAACGCCGGCAACACCCGGCGCTGCGAGCGCGAGGGATGCACCCGACCGCACCGAGCCAAGGGCCTCTGCAACCGGCACTACAAGGACGAGCGATACCCCGACCAGGCGTACGCCTTCCCCGATGACCCAGAGGCAAAGCGCAAGCGGGACCTCGCCAAGGCCAAGCGCAGGCGCGCAGCACAGCGCAGATCCGATGCCGAAGACGTGGACCGCGACCGTGTCGGCGAGCGCGACGGCTGGCGCTGCGGCATCTGCCACCGCAAGGTCAACAGGCGCCGGGCATACCCGGACCCACTGAGCCCGTCACTCGACCACGTGGTGCCGATCAGCCGAGGCGGCCCACACACCTACGCCAACACGCGCATCACCCACCTGCGCTGCAACCTCGAACGAGGCAACCGAGGTGGCAACGAGCAGCTGGCTCTACTCGGCTGACCGTGACGCAGAGTAACAGGGGGGTGGGGGGTAGACCCCAGACCCCCTGGTCACAGAACCGCCGGAGAGGGCTGCACGTGTCGCCGCACCATTCGGACTTTGCGCGGATCACGGAGGGTGACGGATGGGTGAGGCTGCCGGCCGCAAGAAGCCGTACTTGCAGGTGGTCCGTGAGGGGAACCCGGGCAAGCGTCCGGTCGATCCGGGGCTGATCCTCGCCGCGGCGAAGGACCTCGCCGAGCCGGACTGGCAGCAGACGTTCCCGGCGGTCCGCAGCGACAAGGTGCAGCAGGACGTCAACCGCCGCGCCCGGGAGATCGCCCGCCGGGAGTGGCGGCGGGTGGTGCCGGTGCTCCAGTTCACCGCCGGCCTGGCCGACGTCGACGTCAACCTGCTGCACGACTACTGCGTGGTGGTGGCCCGGATCGACCAGTGCGAGCGGGACCTGTCGACGCGCGGGATGTTGATCCAGGGCGAGCGGGGCTGGCAGAAGAACGGCGCGACGACGGTCGTCGGCCAGTACCGCTCGCAGCTGCGGGTCTACATCCGGGAGCTGGGTCTCTCGCCGTCGGCCAGGGCGAGTTTCGTGGCGCCGGGGGGCGGCGATGACGGCGACGACGGTGATCCGTTCGACTGAGCTGCCGGTCCCGTACGAGGCGCTGATCGAGCTCGGCATGACGGCCGAGCAGATCGAGCAGGCGCGCCAGTCCGCGCCGCTGGTGCTCGCTTTCCAGGCCGACCGGGCCGAGGGCGCGTACTTCGACGTGGAGCGGGTGCGCAAGGCGCTGCGCGGGCTGGCGAGCTTCCGGCACACGAAGGGCCGCTGGGCGGGCAAGGCGCTGCGGCTGGGCCAGGGCCTGGACCCGTGGCAGGTGGCGTGGGTCATCGCCCCGGTGTTCGGGTGGGTGCGGTGGGACGACGAGGCCGACCAGGTGGTCCGGGTCATCCGGACGGTGTGGATCGAGATCCCCCGGAAGAACGGGAAGAGCACCCTCGCGTCGGGTATCGCGAACCTGCTGCTGTTGGCCGACGCCGAGGTGGGCGCCGAGGTGTACGCGGCGGCCGGTGACAAGCTTCAGGCGCGTCGGGTCTTCGACGACGCGAAGAAGATGCTCCTGACGTCGCCGCACGCACGCCGGCGGACCCGGCCGCTGGCGGACGTGGTCGTCGATAACAAGCTCGGCGGGATCTTCCGGGTGCTCAGCAAGGTCGCTGAGGCGGCGCACGGCTTGAACGTGTCCGGGGCGGCGATCGACGAGATTCACGTCCACAAGCGGCGGGACCTGGTCGACGCGATCGAGACCGGCACCGGTGCCCGCGCGCAGCCGCTGATCGTGTTCCTGACGACCGCCGATGAGGCGGTCGAGGGGTCGATCTACGACGAGAAGCACAGCTACGTGCGGAAGGTCGCCAACGGCGTCGTCGAGGACCCGTCGCACTACGGGGTGATCTGGGCGGCGGAGGACACCGACGACCCGTTCGCCGATGAGACGTTGCGCAAGGCCAACCCGGGCATCGGGGTGTCGCCGAGCTGGTCGTACCTCCGCAAGGAGGTCAACAAGGCGCGGAGCACGCCGAGCTACTTCCCGACGTTCTGCCGGCTGCACCTGAACCGGCGGATGCGCGACGCGGCGCGGGCGATCGACCTGAACCAGTGGGACGCCTGCGGGGGGATCGTCGACCTGGCACGGCTGAAGGGCCGGCCGGCGTGGGGTGGTTTCGACCTGTCGGCGGTCAGCGACTTCACCTGCTGGTGGCTGGCGGTCGACTCGCCGTCGGAGGACGTCGAGCTGGAGATGTTCTGGCGGTACTTCGTCCCCGGCGACCGGGTCGACGACTTGCAGCGGCACCTCCAGGTGCCGCTGCGCCGGTGGATCGACGAGGGCTGGGTGACGGCCACCGAGGGCAACGTCATCGACTACGAGAAGGTCCGGGACGTGGCGATCGCCGACTGCAAGGTGGTCGACATGCGGCGGATCACGTACGACCGGATGTTCGCGGGGCAGATGGTCCAGGAGATCGACGCGGCGCTGCGGGGCGTGCAGGTGGTGCCGGTGGCGCAGACGTTCATGGGCCAGTCGCCGTCGATCAAGGAACTGTGGCGGCTGCTCGGCAAGACCGAAGACGGCCAGACGGCGGGCCGGATGCGGCACGGCGGCGATCCGGTGACCCGGTGGATGGCCTCGGTGGTCGAGACGATCTCCGATGGCCAGGACAACTACCGGCTGGTGAAACCGAACCGGGTGAAGTCGCAGTCCCGCATCGACGGCATCGCGGCGCTGACGACAGGGCTGGACGGCTACGTGCGTCGGCCGCAGGTGAAGCAGAAGAGGATCATCGTCAGGAGGTGACGCCGTGCTGCCCGACGACGATCTGGGCTGGCTGACCCACCTGGCCATCCGCCACGACCGGGACCTCCCGGTGCTGCGGGAGCTGAACGACCTGTACGAGGGTACGGCGCCGCTGCACTACATCCACCCGGAGATCCTGCGGGAGGTGGGCGACCGTATCCAGGCGGTGTCGCTGGGCTGGCCGATGCTGGCGGTCGACCCGCTGGAGGAGCGCCTGGAGCCGCTCGGGTTCCGCTACCCGGAGGCCGCCGACGAGCCGGATCCGGATACCCCGCCGGAGGAGCTGGCCAGCCGGGCGGCCGACGCGAACCTGATGCGGGTGTGGCAGGACAACGACCTCGACGAGGAAGCGCAGCTGGGTCGGCTCGACGCGCTGGTGATGCGCCGGTCGTACCTGGCGGTGGGCACGAACGAGGACGACGCGGATACGCCGCTGGTGACGGTGGAGTCGCCACTGGAGATGTACGCCGACATCGACCCGCGCACCCGGCAGCCTCGGGCGGCGCTGCGCCGCTGGGCGGAGGACCAGGATTCGCTGGTGCGGCTGCCGGAGGAGTACGCGACGCTGTATCGGCCGAACGCGACGATCTGGTACGACCGGGGCCCGCAGGGCTGGTGCGAGATCGGCCGCGACGAGCACAACATCGGCGAGGTGATGGTCACCCCGCTGACGAACCGGGCGCGGCTGGCGGACCGGTACGGCCGGTCGGAGCTGACCGCCCCGCTGCTGAGCCTGGCGCACGCGGCCAACAAGATCGCCAGCGACATGATGGTGGCGGCGGAATTCCACGCGCTTCCGTTGAGAGCCTTGTTCGGCATCGGCGAGGACGACCTGGTCGACGACAAGGGCAACAAGCTGACGGCCCTGCAGGTCATCATGGGGCGGCTGCTGACGCTGGAGGGCGTCGAGGCGGGCGAGGTGAAGCCGTACGAGTTCGCGGCGTCGTCGCTGTCGAACTTCCACGACTCGCTGACCCAGCTCGCGAAGCACGCGACGGCGCTCGTCGGTCTGCCGCCGACGGCGTTCGGGGTGGTGACGGACACGCCGGCGAGCGCGGAGGCGTGGCGGGCGGCGGAGGCCCGGCTGATCAAGCGGGCCGAGCGGAAGCAGACCCCGTTCAGCGGCTCGTACGAGCGGATGAACCGGCACGTGCGCCGGCTCCAGGATGGCGACTGGGATCCGGCCGCGCGGCGGCTGGAGACGATCTGGCGGGACCCGGCGACCCCGACCCGGGCGCAGGCCGCCGACGCGGTGGCGAAGCTGTTCGGCTCCAAGGAGCCGATCATCACCAAGCGGCAGGCCCGGGAGGATCTGGGCTACACGCCGGGTCAGATCCGGCGCATGGAGGCCGAGGACGAGGTGGCCGCGCAGCGCGACCCGGTGCGGGAGATTGTCCGGCTGGGGATCGCCGGGCAGCCGGCCCCGGCCGAGGTCCCGCCGACGAACGCCCCGCCGGTGGTGGAGCCGGCCGGTGTCGGCTGAGCAGGTCGCCCTGGCCCACTACCGGCGCCGGCGGCACCTCGCCGAGCGGCTCGCCGAGGTTGCCCGTCGGATGTGGCGGCGGGTCGACCCGGGTGACATCGCCCGGTCGTGGGCGGGGCAGGTGGCGGAGCTGGCGGCGGTCGTGACCGCGGCGCAGCTGGCGGCGGCGCTCACCGCCGACGGCTACCTGGACGAGGTCCTCGACGCCCAGGGCGTCAACCCGGCGCGGGACGCTGCGGTGGCGCCGGCCGCGCTTGCGGGGGTCGCCTCGGATGGCCGACCGTTGGAGTCGCTGCTGTTCCAGCCGGCGATCGGGACGCTGGCGGCGATCGGCGCTGGCGCTGACGTGGGGCGGGCCCTGGCCGGCGGGTACGCCGTGCTGGACATGGCGGTCCGGACGCAGGCTGCGGACGCGGGCCGCGTGGCTGATCAGGTGGCGTTGGCGGCCCGCCGGCAGGCGACCGGGTATCGGCGGATGGTGGTGGGTCGGACGTGCGGCCGGTGTGTGGTGTTGGCGGGCCGCTGGTATCGCTACAACCAGGGTTTCGACCGGCATCCGCGCTGCGACTGCGTGCATGTGCCGTGCCGTGAGGACACGGCCGACGCGGTGGCCACCACCCCGCGGGCGTGGTTCGACAGTCTGGACCGGGCCGAGCAGGACAAGCAGTTCACCCGGGCGGGCGCTGAGGCGATCCGGCTGGGCGCGGACATCGGCCAGGTCGTCAACGCCCGCCGGGGCGCGTTCGGGCTGACGCCGGCCGGGGCGCGGATCACCGCCGACGAGGCGCGGATGCTGCGCAACGGGCGCGACGTAGGTCGGCTCCAGACCCAGAACGTGTTCGGCCGGGAGCTGTTCACCACCACCGAGGGTGTGACGACCCGGGGTCAAGCCGGCGTCAGGCTGGGCGCTCGGGAGCGCGGGGTGAAGGTCGAGGGTGCTCGGTACACCTCGGCGCGGGTGCCCCGGCTGATGCCGGAGTCGATCCTGCAGATCGCCGGCAACGACCGGACGGAGGCGCTGCGGCTGCTGCGCCGGTTCGGATACATCAACTGATCGGGGCGCGATGCCCTGGTCACCTACTGGAGGTCGCGATGACCCAGCCTGTCCCTACGCCGCCGCCGGGCGATCCGGTGCCGACGCCACCCCCCACCCCTCCGGCCCCGGTGCCGGCTCCGCCCGCGCCGCCGGCTCCGGCCGATCCGGGCGACAGGCCGCTCGGCCCGGCCGGCGAGAAGGCTCTCGCCGCCGAGCGAGAGGCCCGAAAGGCGCTGGAGAAGCAGCTCGGCCCGCTCATGCAGTTGGCGCAGACCCTCGGCGGTCAGCCCGGCGACGGGAAGACCGACCTGGAACGGCTGACCGAGCGGCTGACCAAGCACGAGGAGGAACTGTCCACCGAGCGGGCCGCCAGGTACCGCGCCGAGGTGGCCGCCGCGAAGGGCCTCACCCCGCAGCAGGCGGCACGCCTGCGGGGGGCGACCCGGGAGGAGCTGGAGGCCGACGCGGACGAGTTGCTCGCGCTGTTCCCCGCCGCCGCCGCCCCGGCCGGACCCGCCGCCGCCCCGACCGGCCCCCGCACCCCCGCCCCGGACCCGTCGCAGGGTGCCCGAGGCACCCAGCCGCCCGACCTGGAGGCGCAGATCGCCGCCGCCCAGAAGGAAGGCGACTTCCGCAAGGTCATCGCCTTGCAGAAGCAGAAGCTGGCCAACGTCCAGCGGTAACCGAAGGGCCGGCGCGGGCCGCGCCCAGAATCAACGAAGGGAGCACCAGCCGTGGCTGGTATCACCGCGCTCGGCACGACGTACAACCTGCCGAACTACACGGGCATCCTGCACCTGCTCACCCCGACCGACACCCCGTTCTTCTCGGCGATCGGCGGGCTGACGGGCGGCGGGCAGACCACCGACACCGAGTTCGAGTGGGGCGTCTACGACCTGCGGACCGCCGGTCAGAACGTGGCCCTGGAGGGCCAGGACGCGCCCACGGACCAGAACCGGGTCCGCGCGTCGCAGAAGAACGTGGTCCAGGTCCACCACGAGACCGTCGGCGTGTCCTACACGAAGCGGGCCGCGACCGGCCGGCTGAGTGGCCTCGCCACCGCCGGGGCCGCCAACCCCGTGATCGACGAGCTGGACTGGCAGACGGAGCTGATGCTCAAGCAGATGGTCCGCGACGTCGAGTGGTCGTTCATCAACGGCACCTACCAGCTGCCGGTGGACAACACGACCGCCCGCAAGACGCGGGGTCTGCTCGCCGCGATCACCTCGAACGTGGTGTCCGTCGGGGCCGCGGCGCAGACCGGCACGGCGGCGGCGGCCACCGACCTGATCACCCTGACCGCGCACGGCCTGACCGACGGGGACACCGTCCGGTTCTCCAGCGTGGGCGCGGCGACGCCGCTGTCCACCGCGACCGTCTACTACGTGGTCAGCTCGTCGGCGAACACCTTCAAGGTGGCCACCACCAAGGGCGGCACCCCGGTCGACATCACCGTCGACGGCACGGTCATCTGGAACGAAGGCGTCGCCCTCACCAAGGACGCCCTCGACGGGCTGCTCCAGACCGCGTACGACAACGGCGGCCTGATGGAGTCCGAGACCCGCACCCTGATCGTCGGGTCGGCGCAGAAGCTCGCCGTGACGAAGGCGTACACGACCGCCGGGTACGTCATCAAGAGCGTCGAGGGCAACGTCGGCGGCGTCGTCGTCGACCGCATCGACTCCGACTTCGGCACGCTGAACATCATGCTCAACCGGCACATGCCGGCGGACACGATCGCGGCGGTGAGCCTGGAGGACTGCAAGCCGGTCTACCTCGAGGTGCCCGGCAAGGGCCACATGTTCGAGGAGCCGCTGGCGAAGACCGGCGCGAAGGACCGCAACCAGCTGTACGGCGAGGTCGGTCTCGCCTACGGCAACCAGCTGAAGCACGCCAAGATGACCGGCCTCAAGGCGTAAGGAGCCGCCCCGATGAGCAGCAGCAAGAAGACGACCGACAACGGCGCGGACCTGGTGGTCACCGCCGGCTACGTGACGGTCCGGACCCAGGTCGGTGCGGGCGTGGCCTACGTCGACGTGCCGCAGGGCCAGGTCCTGCCCGACGACGTGTCCGACGAGGACCGCACCCGGCTGGTCGCGGCCGGGTCGGTGGGCCGCCGCGACGGCAAGCCCGCCGACTCGGCCTCGCGGGAGGACGCGGCGCGGGCGGCCCGGCCGGTGCCGGGCGAGGTGGAGCCGGACGAGATCCCGGCGGACATCATCCCGGGCGGCACCGTCGAGCAGATCATGGAGTGGGTGGGCGACGACCTGGCCCGCGCCCGGGTCGCCCGGCACGAGGAACTGGCCAAGGGCGACAAGGCGCGGGCGACGCTGCTCGCCCGGCTCGACAAGGTGAAGGCGGCGGAGGAGACCGAGCCGCCGACGGTGCCGGAGCACTACGACGAGACGACCAGCCCGGCGGCCCCGGGCGGGGTGGCGACGCCCCTGGGCGACCCGGGCGCGGGCGGCGGGAAGCCGGCCGACGGGGACGACGCGGGCCGCTGACGGCGGCGGGCGGGGAGGTGAGGTGCGATGGCTGACATGCTGGCGGCGCCCGAGGATCTCGCCTCCCTGCTGGAGCGCGACGACCTGGACCTGGCGAAGGCGACGCTGCTCGTCGAGTGCGGCACCGCGGTGGTGCAGGTGGCGGCGGGCGGGCAGCGCATCGTCGAGGTCGTCGACGACACGGCGGTGGTGGCGGCCGGGCCGGGGCAGTGGCTGTCGCTGCCGCAGTGGCCGGTGCGGTCGGTGGCGTCGGTGGACTACGGCGGCACGGCGCTGGCCGTCGGGCCGGCCGGGTACCGGTCGCACGGTTCCCGGCTGTTCCGGCGGTGCGGCTGGTCGGACTGCCCGGGTGATCTGGTGCAGGTGACGGTGGTCTACAGCCACGGGTACGCCGAGGGCGCGCAGGAGTTGCAGTTCGCGCGGGGTGCGGTGCTGGGGCTGATCCGGGACGTGGTCGACAACCCGGCCGGCCTGCGGTCGGAGCAGCTGGACGACTGGTCGGCGACGTACTCGGCGCTGTCGGCGCAGATGGACGGCACGCCGGCGCTGCGTGCGGCGCTGCGCCGCCAGTACGGCCGGAGACGGTAGGAGAGGGGCCCAGTGGCCGAGTCGTACCCGAACCGGGGCAAGTGGCGGATCACGAAGAGCGGCGTCGACAACCTGACGCTGCGGGTGTGCGTGTTCACCGGGACGCAGACGGGGGTGCACACGCTCACCCTGAACACCGTGGCGGATCTCGACGCGGTCAGCGGCGTCAGTATCCACTCCGAGCGGGTCACCCTGACCGGCGTCACGGTGACCCAGGACGACGCGAACAACCGGGCGTCCGTCGACTGCGCGGATCTGGCGTTCGCCGCCGCCCCGGGTGTCGTCGCCCAGGGCGTCGCGATCTACCACGAGATCGGAGCGTCGGATGCCCAGCGCGAGCTGCTGAGCGTGCACACGACCAACTTCCCAAAGCCGATGGACGGCGGCCTGTCGATCGGCGTCGCCGACTTCCTGCGCCAGAGCTGACCGCTGTGGCGACCCGGATCTACCTGCCGCGCTGGGACGGCCGGCAGGCACCGGCCACGGCCGGGTTCGGTGCGGCGTGGGACCGGACGGCCAGCGCGTGGCGACTGTCGGCGGCCACGACGAAGGGCGCGACGACGCCGCTGTCGACGACGGGCACCGACTACCCGAAGGACGGGCCGGCGGCCGGCTACAATGTGTTGCAGGCGCAGTTCGTGTCGGCCCCGCTCGCCGCGCAGACCATCTCCGGGACGTTCTCGGCGGTCGTGCGGGCGGGTGAGTCCGCTTCCGCCGCTGACGCCAGCCTCCAGGTGGTCATCCGGGCGGTCTCCGCCGACGGCGGCGCCGAGCGGGGGGTGCTCTACCCGGGGCACACCGCCGCCCTGACGGCGACAGCGGATGTGATCGGGCAGGAGCTGGGCACCACGGCGGCGACCCGGATCGTCCCGGCGGGCACGGCACTGTCGCCGCTCGCGGTGCAGGCCGGTGACCGCCTGGTCGTCGAGCTGGGGGTGCGGTTCCACGGCACGAACACCGGCGTCAACGCCTTCATGCAGCTCGGCGACGCTGCGGCGACCGCCGACCACACCCTGACGTCGGGGGCGACGACGTCTCTCTGCCCCTGGGTGGAGCTCACGGCGGACCTGGTCTTCGGCCCGGTGCCGGTGGACCTGGCCCCGGCTGCCGGGTCCGGTACGGCCGTCGCGGTCACGCCGACAGCCGGGCCGGTGACGGTGAACCTTGCGCCTGCCGTCGGCGCAGGCGCTGCGGTGGCGCTCACGGCGACGCCCAGCCCGGTCGCGGTCGCACTGGTGCCGGCGGCAGGTATCGGCTCTGCGGTGGCGGTCCGGGTGCGCGAGCGATTCGCCCCGCGCCCCCAGGCCGGCACTGTGACGCGGCCAGCAAGCGGCACCGTGGCCCGCCCCGACCGGGGTGTGGTGGTCAGACCGTAGGAGGTGCTCGTGAGCGTGGAGTCGGCACTACGGGCGGGCCGACGGGCCGCCGAGCGGCTGATGGTCGACCGGTGCACGATCCGCCGCACCACCGGCGTCAGCACCAACCCCGAAACGGGGCAGACCGCGCCCACCGACGCGACCATCTATCAGGGTCGGTGCCGGGTGCAGCAGTCGGCCGTGCAGTCCCGGGAGGAGTCCCCCGGGCAGGCCGAGCTGCTGATGGTCCCCCGAGAGCTGCACCTGCCGGTGGCGACCTCCGGCGGCGTGCGCGTCGACGACGAGGTGGTCATCGACGCGTGCACGTACGACCCGGACCTGGTGGGACGGCACCTGACCGTGCGGGGCGAGTCGGCGAAGAGCCTGGCGACCGCCCGGCGGCTGCACATCGAGGAGGCGGCGTCCTGATGGACATGGAGATGGACGTCTCCGGCGACCGGGAGTTGGCCGTCGCCCTGAACCGCGCCCAGTCTCGCTCGGTGCCCGAGGTCGAGAAGGTGGTGGCCAAGGGGAGCCTCAACATCAAGCGGGATGCGGCGCGGCGCGTCTCCGGACTCAAGCACGCCCCGGCGTACCCGGCGGCGATCGGCTACGACCTGTACCACGGGCTGACCACCGTGCGGTCGGAGATCGGCCCCGACAAGGAGAAGCGTCAGGGCGCGCTGGGCAACATCCTGGAGCACGGCACCCGCAACAATGCGCCGATCCCGCACCTGGGGCCGGCGATGGACGCGGAGGAACCCCGGTACGTCCAGGCCCTTGAGGACCTGGCGCAGGACCTGCTGGAGGACTGATGGGCATCGTGCAGGACCACGCCGATGCCTACCTGGGGCTGCTGCGCGCCACGGCGAACCTGACGGTGTACCCGCTACCGGACGGGCAGGACGCGGGCCGCCGGGTGCCAGCCGGGGTGCTCCCGCCCTACGTGGTGGTCGACGTCGCGATCGAAACCCTGGCCGGTAGCAGTCTCGACGGGTTGTCGGACCGGGTGGTGGCGAGGGCCTTCTGCCATTGCGTGGGCCAGAACGACATCGCGTGCCGGGCGGTCGCGCAGCTGGTCCGGGCGGCGCTGCTCAACGCGCGGCCGGTGGTGCCGGGCCGGGCGGTGGGGCTGATCCGGCATGACGCGAACCGGCCCCCGACATCCGATGAGTCGTCGGGGAAGCTGGTGGTGGAGCAGACCGACATCTACCGCCTGGAGACCTACCCGGGCTAGCTGAGACCGGTCAACGACAGCAGCCGCCACTCGTCGCCGGCATCGCGCACCTGGCAGGTGAAGGTGCTGCGGATCGTCGCGCCGAACGTGTTCTGGGCGTCGACGGACCCGGTGACGGTGTAGTCGCTGCCGTAGCCGGTGTGGGTGATGCCGGTGAACTCGGCGCTGGCCGGTGCCTTCAGGCGCTTCTTCACGAAGTCCTGGCAGACCCGCTCGGCGTCCGGGCCCGGATCGGACGGCGGGTCGTCGCCGTCGAGCGCGACCATCCCGCACAGCAGGGCCAGGAGCCCGCCGATTCCCACAAGCCATGCCAGCGCGGTGTTGCTGCCGCTGGTCGTCGCCGGCTGCTCGGCCGGTGGCTGCTCAGTCACGGCCGCCAATGTACCGGCGGTCATCCACTCTGCACGCTCCGCCGATGGGCGGATTCGACACCAGGAGGAACGCCTGATGGCGCTCTACACCCACGCCGTCGGCCTGTCGGCCGCCGGCAGCTACTCCACGCCGGCCGCCGTCGCATCATCGGACACCATCTCCGCCGCCGACATCGGCACCCGAGGTGCGCTCCTGCGGGTCATCTGCGGTGCCACCCCCGCCAACGTCACCGTCGTCGACCCGGGCACCACGCCGTCGGGCAACGCCGGTTCGCCGTCGGCGGTCGCGGTGTCCGCCAGCAGCGCCCGCAACATCTACGTCTCGCCGGCCGCGGTGAACCCGTCCACCCAGGTGGCCACCGTCAACTACAGCGCCACGTCCTCGGTGACGTGCGAGCTGTACCGGCTGTGAGGGAGGCGACGATGCGCTGGTGCGTCATCCGCCACCCCGAGCTGGGTGTGGCAACCGTGGCAGAGCCGTCCCTGGCCGTGCACCGGCCGCTCGGCTGGATGCGTGTGTCGGAGTACACCGCCGACAAGGACAGCCTCGACGTCGGCGCCTACGCCGACGCCCCCGACCTGGACGCCGAGCCGCAGGAGCCGGCCGCCGACTCCGCCCCCGACAAGCCGGGGGCGAGGACCCAGAAGGCCGAGCCGACGGCCGGAAAGCGAGAGAACTGATGGCGGTCATCATCATCGACGGCCGGGTGCGGGTCACCTGGTGCAACAGCGTCGCGAACCTGGCGGCGCCGACGGCATCGGAGGCCAACGGAGGCACCCGGCTGGAGCAGCTCATCACCCCCGACGGCCTCGACATCAAGATCGGCACCGGTTCGGTGAACACGTCGAACCTCGGCTCCCGGTTCACCACCGCCCGCGCCGGCCGGATCACGCCGGAGGTCGGGATCACCTTCCACCACGACACCGTCGACACCGCCTGGAACCTGTTCCAGTACCGGACCACCGGTGTTCTGCTGGTGCGCCGGGGCATCGACAAGGAGACGGCGTTCGCCTCGGGTCAGCCGCTCCAGGTGCTGCCGCTGGAGGCCGGCATGGCGGACGAGGTGAAGCCGGGCCCGGACTCCACCCACGACTTCATGGTGCCGTTCTTCGTGTACCTCGACCCCGAGCCCCGGGCAGTGATCGCGTGAGCGACACCAGTCAGTTCGACGCGATTCTCGCGCAGGCGAAGCTGCCGGAACGAACGGTGCCGCTGTGCCTGCGCGAGGATCTCGTCGCCGAGTACGAGCGCCTCGACAACGAGCTGCTCGGCGCGCCGCGCACCGCGTCGAGCCTCGGCGAGGTGGCCCCGGCGACGGTCATCGCCCGCCGCATGGAGGAGCTGCGGAAGGAGATGCTGGCCCACCAGGTGCAGTTCCTACTGCGGGCGTGGCCGGCGCGGCGGTTCACCGTGCTGCGTGACGCGATGCCGAAGAAGGCCGACGACCAGTCGGACGACGAGTTCGCCGACGTGTGGCACGCCGCCGTGTGTGACCTCGTGTCGAAGATGCTCGTCGAGCCGAAGGCCACCGCAGAGCAGGTGGCCGAGCTGGCTGACCGGCTCGCGGAGTCCCAGTGGCTGGCCCTGTCGAACGCCGCCTGGGACATCAACGCCCGCGGCCAGGCCATCCCTTTCTCCGTCGCCGCCTCCGCGATTCTCGGGAGCGCCGAGACGAAGTAGAGGCGGCCACACGGGTAGGGGCACCGCTGTCGGTGTGGCTCGGGGAGCCCACCCGGGAGGTCGTCGAGCACTACGACCCGGCCGGCACGCTCACGGGGCGGTCGGTGATCACCCGGCCGTCGCCGTGGACGGACGAGGACCGGGCGTGGCTGCTGGCCCACCTGGTGGAGCAGCGCGAGGCCTGCCCCGGGTGCGGGCTGCCGCTCGACGAATGCCGGGACCCGAAGTCGGCCGGGTCGTGGACGCCGCTCGTCGACACCTGCCAGGCGTGCGTGGTCGCCCAGGCCGAGATGGACAACCAGACCGAGGGGCCCCGCCGCCGCGGCGTGTACGTCGGCGTCCGGCGCATCTGATCAAGGGGGTGATGGGATATGGCTGACCGCACCGTCACCGTGTCCCTGATGGCGAAGGTGGCCGGCTTCAAGGCGGGGATCACCACCGCCCAGGCGTCACTGAAGGACTTCCGCGGCGAGTTGGACACCCTCGCGACGAAGAACAGGCGGGGTTTCCACGACATCACCGAGGCGGCGGGCGGGGCCGGCCTGGTGCTGGCCGGGGCGTTCGCCTACGCGGCCAAGGCGGCGGCCGACTTCGACAAGCAAATGTCGGCCGTCAACGCCGTCACCAACGGCAGCGCGCAGGAGCTGGAGCGGCTGCGGCAGGCCGCCCTGGCGGCCGGTGCGGACACGCAGTACAGCGCCACCCAGGCGGGGCAGGCGATCGAGGAACTCGCCAAGGCTGGTATCAGCACCGCCGACATCCTCGGCGGCGCCCTCGACGGCGCCCTCGCGTTGGCGTCGGCCGGCTCGCTGGACCTGGCCGAGGCTGCCGACGTGGCCGCGAAGACCATGAACGTCTTCGGGCTGACCGGTCAGGGCGTCACGCACATCGCGGACGTCCTGGCCTCGGCCGCCAACAAGAGCGCCACCGACGTCCACGAGATGGGCGAGGCGCTGCGGATGGGCGGGCTTGTCTCCAAGCAGGCCGGGCTGAGCCTGGAGGACACCGTCGGGACGTTGGCGGCTTTCGCCGACCGGGCGCTGATCGGCTCGGACGCCGGCACCTCCCTGAAGACGATGTTGCAGATGATCGCCGCGCCGACCGGCAAGAGCGCCGATCTGATGGCCGAGCTGGGCATCAACCTCTACGACACGCAGGGCCAGTTCGTCGGTGTCGAGAAGATGGCCGGCATCCTGAAGGAGCAGCTGGGTGGGCTGACCCAGCAGCAGCGTGCCGCCGCCATGGCCCAGATTTTCGGCGCCGATGCGACCCGGGCGGCGACCGTCCTCTACGAGCTGGGTGCCGACGGCGTCCGGGAGTACGTCACCGCCGTCGACGACTCGGGGGCTGCGGCGGAGACCGCGGCGAAGAAGACGGACAACTTGGCGGGCGACATCGAGCGCTTGCAAGGGTCGATCGAGACGATGGCGATCCAGGCCGGGTCGGGCGCGAACGGCGGCCTGCGGACGCTGGTGCAGATGGCGGACGGGCTGGTGGGGGCGTTCTCCGGACTGCCCGGGCCGGTGCAGACGACCATCACCGTGCTGGCCGGTCTGGGCGGGGCCGGCCTGCTGGGCGGGGCCGGGCTGCTCCGGGTCAAGGCGACGGCGGGCGAAGCGCTGGACGCCCTGCGGGACATGGGCCCGACCGGGGAGAAAGCCGCAGCGGGTATCTCCCGGCTCGGCCGCGTGGCAGGCGGGTTCGGGCTGGCCAGCGTCGGAGTCCTCGCCGTCTTCGAGGGCATGCAGGCCTTCGGTAGCTGGGTGGAGCGCAAGCACGCCCCGGTGAAGGCCGACATCGACAAGCTGACGACCTCGATCAAGGAGTTCGCCGACACCGGCAAGATCGTCGGTGAGCTGGCCAGCAAGTACGGCGAGAACCTGCAACGCATCGGCGAGGACATCGCCGGCATCACCAAGGGCATGCAGGACCTCAAGCGCACCCAGGACGACATCGCCGCCGGGCTGTCGGCCCCGGAGATCGGGGCCAACTGGGACCCGGTCGACCCACAGGCCGTGCAGCGGGTCAAGGACCTGGACCAGGCCCTCGCGAACATCGTCGCCGCCGGCGGCGCGTCCACCGCGAAGATCTTCCTCGACGAGCTGCGGTCGTCCGGCCGGGTGACCACCGAGCAGTTCGCCGCGCTCGCCGGCATGCTGCCGCGGTACAACCAGGCGGCGCAGGCGGCTGCGGCTGCGAACGGCGGGCTGGCCGCCGGCTTCGGGTCGGTGGGCGCGAACGCGCAGACGATGGCTGGGAGCCTCCAGGACGCCATCGACAAGGGTCAGACGCTGCTGGATGTGTGGAAGCAGCTCAACGGGGCCACCCTGAATTTCGACCAGTCGCAGCTCCGGGCGAAGGATGCCCTGGAGACCGTGAAGAAGGCGTTCGAGGCCAACGGCAGGGCCATCGAGGGGAACTCCCGTAAGGCCGTCGAGAACCGTGTCCGGGTCGGCGAGTTCGCCCAGGCCGCTGCGGATGCCGCGCAGCGGAAGTACGAGGAGACCGGGTCGATCGAGCTGGCCAACGACGTCTACAACGACTACATCGGGCAGCTGCGCAGGACCTTGCGGCAGGCGAACCTGACCGAGGGGCAGATCGACAGGCTGATCGCCACCTACACGTCGATGCCACCGCCTAAGCCGCTGCGGATCACGGCCAACACGCAGCCCGCGTTGGATGCGGCGCGCGGCATCGTTTCGCGGATCAACAACATGTCGGCCCGGATCAACGTGTACGCCGAGCCGTCCGGGGGCTTCGGCGGTGGGGCCCACACGGGCTTCGGCTACAGCACCGGCATGGCGGCGGGCGGCCCGGTTGAGGGGCCGGGGCCGAGGGGCGTGGACTCGGAGTGGCGGCTGCTGGCTCCGGGCGAGCACGTGTGGACGGCCGACGAGGTGGATGGCGTCGGCGGGCATGCGGCGATGGCCCGGCTGAGGGCGATGGCCCGGGGTGCGGGGCAGCCGGCATGGACGGCGGTGCCGGTGCCGGCACCGTCAGCGTCGGCGGCGGGCCCGGTGTCGGGTGCTGACGATCCGGCCGTCCTGGCCCGGGTGGTCCGGGCCGCCCTGGTCGGCGTGGAGGTGCGGCTGGACGGCCGCGCGGTCGGTTACATCCATGGCCGTGAGGCCGACATTCTGAGCAGGTAGGAGCACCGTGGGGTACGACTTGCAGTTCGTCGACTCGATCTCTGCGGCCCCCGCTGTCCGGCTGAACCTGGCTGGTCCCGGCTGGTCGGTGCGCGAGGGCACCACGTTCGGCATGCCGGAGCTACGGCGGTCGGTGGTGCAGACGTTGCTGGCGGACGGTGACAGGTATCCGGCTGCCGCGTACGGGAATCGGATGCTGCGTTTGGTGATCCGCTACGACGGGTCGTCGGGTGATGCGGTGGCCGCGCAGTTGCAAAGGCTGTATCAGGAGCTGGACCGGCCGAGTAACGTGCTGCTCTTTCGCCCGGAGACCAGCCTGCCGATCTTCTTCCGCACGTACCGCTGTGGACCGGAGAGCGTCGTCTGGGACCCGTTCACCCGGGAGGTGTCGGTCCAGGTTCCCGCTGAGCCGTTCGCGGTCGGCCTACGGGAGACGCTGCCGGCGGTGACGGTCGGCAACGACCCGACCGAGACCAGCGAGTTGAACACCAACCCGTACTTCGAGGTCGACGCGTTCGGCTGGGTGGGGCAGGGCGGCTCGGTGGCCCGCAGCACGGCGCAGGCCCACGAGGGTGTCGCGTCGCTGCTGTTGACCCCGGACGGGGTGACGGCGACGGCGGAGGCCCGCGCGGTCGACCTGGTGCCGGTGACGGCCGGGCAGACGTATCGGGCGTCGGCGTGGCTGCGGTGCGCGGCAACCCGTTCGATCTCGTGCAACATCAACTGGCACAACGGCGCGGGCACCTACATGTCGACGTCGACCGGCGTCGCGGCGGTCACCGCCGGCCTGTGGCAGTTGGTGGACTTCACGGCGGTCGCGCCGGTCGGGGCGGCGCAGGCTCGCCTGGTGCCGGCATCGCTCGGGTCGACCCCGCCGGCCGGGCACACCACGCACATCGACGAAGCGCGCATCCGGCTGGTGTCGGCGACCGCCCCCGGTGGCCTCTGCTTCGACGTCACCTCCCCGAAGGGGGACGTCGAGACGCCGCTGTACCTGGCGATCCAGGGCAGGGACGTCACCACCGACCCGGCCGGCTTCAGTCCGGGTTCGGGCCGGCGTACGTCGCTGATCGCGGTCCGTCGCAGGGGGACGCCCTCGGCCGCGCCGGTGGTGCTGCCGGTCGAGTCGATGTCCCTCACGACCGACACGACGCTCCAGGCGGCTGGCGGCGGCAGTCAGGGCCAGTTCGCCCGGACCTCGTTCGTCGGCACCCCCGGCATGACCAGTCGGGCGACGATCGCCCTGCACCCTGCCGCCGCGAGCGTGGACGTCCGTGGCACCTACCGGGCGTTCATCCGGATGCGTCACTCGGTCAGCGCGGACGTGATGCAGGTCCGGCTGACCTACGTCATGGACTCGTCCAGCGTCGCCGGGGACACGGTGACGGTTCCGTCGGGTACGACCTGGCGGTGGGTGGACGCCGGCTTGGTGCAGATCCCGCTGGGCTACGACCCGGGCACCGATGGGCTGTCCGGTGCGCCGCTGCCGGTGTGGGGGGTGTCCATCTTCCTGTCCGCGTCGAGGGTGTCCGGCTCGGGCACCCTCGACACGGACACGATCATGCTGGTGCCGGCCGACGACCGGCTGTGCACGGTGCGTTGGCCTGAGTTCGGCCAGCCGACGACGTACGTGCTCGACTCGGCAGCCACGGCGGTGTACGCCACCAGCCCGGCCGGTGAGGTGCGGGCTGCCATCGCGGAGATGGCGGGGTTGACGCCGATGGTGTCGCCGGGCGTCACCAACCGCGTGCACCTGCTGCGCGATGTGGGCAGCGAGTACAGCGACGGCGACGACGCGACCGGGTACGTCCGGGTGACCCCGTACTACTGGCCCAAGTATCTGTTCGTGAGGGGGGTGACCTCATGAGCCTTCCGATTCCACTGAGCGTCAAGCTGACCACCCCCCGGGGCGAGCGGAACGTCACCCGGGAGACCCGCGACCTGGTGATGCGGTGGACCGACCCGGGCGGGTACGCGTCCTGCCAGATCGCGCTGGACCGTCCGCTGACTCTCCAGCCAGACGAGGTCGCCTACTACGGCAACCTGCTGGTCCACGACGGCCGGCATGGCGGCATCGTCTGGGATGGACGGCTGGAGGACCCGGGTCGGTCAGCCGGGGCGCAGGGCCAGGTGTGGGACCTGGCGGCGGTGGGCGGCCAGGCGCACACCCGCGACCGGACCGTGCCGCTGATCTACGTCGACCAGCCGATGAGCAACCTCGACCGGGTCGACAACGCGACGCCGGGCGCGTACGACTCCGTCGGCGCTGACCCGGCGTCGACGAGCAGCCAGGAACAGTCGCTGATCCTCCAGTTCCCGGAGGGCATCACCCTCGTCCCCAACAGCCGCGTGGTGATGAGGTACGTCGGCATCCAGCGGTCCGGGCAGAAAGTCGCCCGCGTCGATCACGCCAGTTGGGACGCGGGGCGCACCGACAGTGCGTTCCAGGTAGAGGTAGTCGCGCGGACGGACGGCAGTCTCGCCAGCGGCGAGGTGGCCCGGTCCGACAACTGGAACACCGCCGGGGGCGGGTCGTCACCGCGCCGCATCGTGACCCACTTCAACAGCGGCCGGAACACGATCGAGTGGAGAGCGATCTACACGGGCGTCGGCGGCAAGGTGGGCAACGACGCGCACTGGGCCAGCTTCAACGGCCTGATCGTGCTGGCCACACGGTGGACTGCCGCAGGGGCAGAGCAGCTCACGGCAGCCACCTACGGCAACAACTTCGTGTACGCGCACGAGGTGGTGGCCGACCTGCTCGGGCGGCTCCTCACGAGCTTCGACGGTGCCGCCGCCCGGATCGACACGACCACCCACCCGATCGACCAGCTCGCCTACCCCGACGGCGTCGACCCGGCGCGCGTGCTTGACGACCTGCTGAGCATGGAGGCCGGCTACACCTGGCGCGCGTGGGAGCGCAACGCCGCCGGCCGGTACCGATTCGAATGGGTGGCTCTCCCGACGACCGTCCGCTACGAGGCCGATGTCACGGACGGGTACGACTCGACGGGGTCGGCCGATGGCCTCTACAACCGCGTGACGGTCAGGTGGCGCGACTCCAAGGGCAAGCCCCGTACGACCACGCGGACCGCCACCGTGCCCGCCCTCGACAACGCCACCCCGCCGCTGATCCGGCAGGGAGCCATCGACCTGGGTGCCGATGTCGGATCGACAGCAGACGCCCAGCGCGCCGGTGACCAGTGGCTCGCCGACCGGCGATGGGCGCCCAACGGCGGCCGACTCCGCATCGCCCGCCCGATCTTGGACCTGGAGACGGGCCGGATGGTGCATCCGTGGGAGATCCGGCCGGGTCTGATCCGGGTGCGCGGCGTGCTGCCCAGGCCAGACGCGCTCAACGCGGCCAGCCGGGACGGGGTGACCATCTTCCGCATCGTCGCCAGCGAGTACCGAGTCAGCGACGGTGCGGCGACGTTGGAGCTGGACTCTTACGCACCCTCGACGTCCCGGATGCTCGCCACCGCCCAGACCAAGCTGCGCCAGATCCGGAGGTGACCAGCATGGACGACGAGCCGCTCTACACCCTGGCCGAGGCCGAAGCCGAGCTACGCCGCCGGCAATGCGCGGTGACACAGCACCGACTGACCCCGGTCGACGGGTCGCCGTGCCGGCTGTACTGCGCGGGCTGTGACACGACGTTCGACCTCGTACCCGTCAAGCCCATGCCCGTCAAGGAGGCATCGTGACCACGGCCCCCGCCAACCTGCTGGCGGTCCGCCGGTTGCTGCTCGACACCATCACGTCGTTGGACCCAGCGGCCGTCGGCATCGTCGGTGATCCGGCCCACCGGGGCGGCTACCACTGCGGCTCCGACCGGGTCGTGTCCAACGACTACTCGGTGGTGGAGTCGTCCCGCGACCGGACCGGCCTCACCCTCTACGCCTCCGGGCTGGACGTGGGCACGTTCAGCGTGCGGGTGGGTGGTGTCACCCACAACCTGCGGACGTTCTCCACCTGGTGCGTCGCCCAGTGCCAGGCCGGCGCTCCGGACACCCGGGACATCAGGGAGATCATCTACTCGCCCGACGGCAAGGTCGTCAGGCGGTGGGACCGGCTGGGTAAGCGCAGCTCCGGCGACGACTCGCACCTGTGGCACACCCACTTCAGCTTCTTCCGCGATGCGATCAAGGCCGGGCGGGATCTCACCTCGCTGTTCCGGCGCTACCTCATCAGCATCGGCCTCATCCAGGCCCCGAAACCCGTGGAGGTGCCCGTGGCACAAGACCCCGTCGCGTGGGCGACGACCAACCGGACGGCCGCCTTGCTGTCCGGCGCCCCCGCCGACTACCAGATCGACGGCGAGAAGACGCGCCGCCGGGAACCGAACCGGATCGCCGAGGCCCTGGCCCGGATCGAGGCGAAGGCAGAGGCGACCCTCGCCGCGGTGAAGGGTGTGGACGGGCCGGGGATCATCGCCCGCATCAATGAGGTCGCGGTGGCCGAGGTGCAGCGTGACGCCCAGGCGCTGGCCGAGCTGACCGGCCGGCTGGACGCGGTCGCCGACCTGCTCGGCCGGCTGGAGTCCGGGGAGCTGACCGCCGAGCAGGTGCTGACCAAGCTGCGGGACCTGCTGCCCACCGGCGCCGCTCCGGTCCCGGGCCAGGCACGTGAGTGACGGGCGAGCGCATCCGGCAGATGGTGCGGGACTGGTGCTCCGTGCTCCTTGGCCTGGGGATCGTGGGGCACCAGGCGTTCATCGTCCCGCCCGGGCAGGCGTCGGAGATGCTGGTGGTGGCCGGCCTCACGCTGGTTACGGGGCCAGCGCTGGGCGGGGTGGTCGGCCTGCGCCGGGAGGCCAGTGGGGGCGGATCTGGCTCTCCGTCGTCGCCCTCGTCGTCGCCGTCGGAATCCTCGTCGTCGCCAGCACCGTCCGGGGCGGGTGATCCGGCGTGACCTGGACCGGATGGCGGGTGCTGGTGGCGTGTCTACTCGCGGCCCTGGGGTCGTCGGCGACGTCGATCCTGTACACCAACGCGGCGGCCCACCAGGCCGAGCAGCGGTGGTGCGGGATCGTCGCCACCCTGGATGACGCGTACCAGCAGACCCCGCCGCAGACGCCCGCTGGGAAGCGGATCGCCGACTCGATCGCCGAGCTGCGCCGGGAGTTCGGCTGCTCGTGACTACGGCGGCGGCCGGTCGTACCGGACGCCCTGGCGTTCCAGCCGGGCCCGGACCTCGGCCGCATGCTGCGCGGCCACGTCCATGTCCGCGCCGGCGGCGGCGAGCAACTGCACGGTCGGCCCAGAAATCCCGAGCGGGTCGGCCATCGCGGTACCGGCCCCGATCCCCAGCAGCACCGGGTCGTCGGTCACGGCCCGGACGGCCGTGACCGCCTGGTCCCGGTCGACGTCCCGATCGACGCCGGTCCCGTACCGGCCGGCGACCCCCGACAACTCGGCCAGCACCAGCCGCTCACGGGCTGGCAGGGAAGGCACGTGCACCACCCCATCAACGTACCCAGGAGGTACCCATGCCCATCAGGGCCAAGTTCCGCTGTAACTCCGTCGAGTTCCGGGGCGACCCGACCGACGAGGCCACCTCACGCAGCTACAAGCTGACGGCGGTCTACGACACCAGCACCCCGGAGAACGAGCGGTTCACCAAGGCCACCCCCTGGGGTGAGCTGACCATCGCCGTCGACAACCCGGCCGCCCGGTTCGAGGTCGGCGCGACCTACTACCTCGACTTCACCCCCACGGAGGACTGACGTGTTCACCACGAAGTTCTGGAAGGCCGCCGCCGAGCGGGCCGGCAAGAGCGCCGCGCAGGCGCTGCTGATCCTCTGGGGAGGTGACGCCGTCTTCTCCGCCTGGGACGCCGACTGGACCACGGCCGGCGGCGTCGCGGCCGGCGCGGCGGTGCTGTCCCTGCTGACCTCGGTGGTGTCGGCGGGTGCCGGTGAGCCGGACTCGCCGAGCCTGGTGCCCAACGAGCGGTAGGCATCTCCAACACCGAACGCCCCCGTCTGGCCTTGCGGCCGGGCGGGGGCGTTTCGTCGTCAGCGGGCCCGCAGTGCGTCCCGGTTCAGGTGAGGCCGAGCTGCACGAAGTCCTTGGATAAGGCCAACGACAGCGCGCCACGCTCGGCTCCGGTCGGGTGGGAGAGCTTCGTCCGTCCGGGCAGGACTGCCGGGCCGGCATTGCCGGTCGTCCGTGGCACGGAGTACGAAGGAGTCGGGCGTAGGCCCGTCGGTTTCTCCGATCGGCCGGCCGGTCTGCGTTCCGCGTTCAGGTGCGCGCCCTGGGAAGCCCGCAGCTTGGACACCAGGTGCGATCCCTCGTTACGTTGCGGAACGAGAAGGACGCACTCGAAGCGCCCCCGCCCCTGCCCCGTTGGGGCGGGGGCGTTTCGTCGTGGGGGCGGCTGGTCCGGCGGCGCAGCCGGGTCGACTGCAGGCGCACCACCCGCCGGTGACGGACAGCTCGCGCTCACCCGCGCACTGGTGCGGCAGGTCGAGCACGCCCGGGGCGCAGCCGAGGCAGATCACCGGTCGGCGGCGTCCCGCAGCGTGTCGGGTGGGACGGCGACGCGGATGCACCACGGCTCCGGGCAGGCCACCGACTCCCACCGGCAGTCGAGGCCGTGAGCGTGGACCCAGACCAGGCCGAGCGGGTGCGTCTCCGCCACCTCGACCAGGCGCAGGTCCACGTACATGCTGCCGATCGTGCCGAGGTGGGTGACCCACTCGCCGGGGCGTAGGGATACCCGGGTGCCGGGGGCGATGGTCGCGGTCACCAGCTGGCCACCAGCTCGCGGAGCGCGGCCCGGTCGGCGCGGTGCCGGTCGATGATGTCGACCGCCCAGTCGTGCTGGTCGCATCCGTCGCCGTCGCACTCCCGGCAGCCGGGTCCGCCGTCGCGGTGGGCGTCGACGACGGCGTGGGCGACCTGGACGACGTCGTCGACGTGCAGGGGTTCGACGATGCGGCTCAC